CTAGATATGAAGTTATTCCTACCATTTATATTTGCAGTTGGAGAATTGATTGTATTATTCCTATCTCTTAATACAACAGGACCATAAGGCTCTGGTGTAATAATCACACCATTACCACCATATGGAAACTTACTAGGTTTAAGTGGGCCAACTGGTTCATATGGACCAACAGGGTCAGTAGGCTCATACTCTTTAGCCACACATCTACCATGATACCAACTACCACCAAGAGAACTACAACATTCTGATGTGACAGGTAAACCAGATGCTGATACATAATACCACGAAGTACCAGCACCCTTTCTAATTGCAATTACATCGGTTGGACAAGGTTGACTATTAACACCTATCTGGTCAGCATTCTCATTATATGTTTCAAAATCAATTACCTTGTATAGAGTTACCTTAGTTAAACTATCAGCACCAGCTGGATTATAATCACTGATTTTCATTACCCTCCAATATTGACCCCTCAAGAATACTACATCTCTGAAATCGAAATCCTCTACTTCCTTTGGAGTTAGATGGAATGTTGCCTCCAATATCTTAGCATCAATATCAATAACATTATCAATTGTATACCTATGGAATTGTTCATATAGGTTGTTCACTGGGAATTTATTAGCATTCCAATATACCTTCTCCACTCTACCAAATCCTAAATCATATTGTGGATTGTATGGGTCATCCCACATACCAGTATATGGATACTCCGTATATTGATATGTTGGGTCATTAGGTTGTGATTCATAATCCTTAAATCTAAATGATGTTGGTACACCACTATTAGATACTGGATTTAAATCTTTCGTACCAGTGTAGAATAATATCCTTGGTTTAACCTTCTTTGAATTGAACTTACCTACCGTTGACATTTCAGCAAAGAACGGTGCTACAACATCTCCAATGAATTGGGATGAATCTGGTGTAGGTGAGAATAATACTTCTAACTTATTTTCCTCATAAGAGAAATCATTCTGAATATCCAATTTAAGGGCACCATATACAAGTTTTGTTTCATCAGTATATTGTTCGTTATAGAAATCAGTATCCTCCTTGTATGTGAAGATATATGTACTTGCATCAACCTCAGCCATTGGAGATATGATTATCTCTGAACTATTATCCAATATATCATCCCAATCCCTTACTTTACGTTTACTTCTAAAGTAATCCTCTCTTGGTTCAATGATTAAATTATTTGGTACATTTGGATTATCCACAACTACCAAGTTGAACATCTTAACTATATCTAAGAAGAAATCCTTCATCTTGATTTTAGGTAGTATATCAGTCATTTGTAGATTCTCAAAACCATAACTATCATTGGATGATGGTTCCACTTTGAAATATGATGGGTCACCTCCGAATGATTCTTTAGCAAGTAGTTTCATAAATACCTTATCTGGAACATTAGCTGCTTGCCATTGGTTTTCCTCTAAAGTATAGTTAACACCCACTTCAACAACGATTCTTTCACCCACTTCCATATATACATTGTTAGCCGATGCATTCATTACAAGTGGATTTGCAGTATCATACCAAGGTGTTGCGTGATAAACATTATCAGATGGTGCTACCTCAAATGGAAATTGGGATTGGTACAATATAGTTGTTGAACCATTTCCATTTATCTTCCTCAATCTATAGTAGTACTTCCAAGTGTCATTACCATTATATCTAATATTTGTAGCTGAATTGGTGAAATACTTTGCGAATACCTTTATATCCATATCAACATCATAGTAACCAGCTTGGTCACATTGCCATCCACCATAGTTACCCCATTGGTTTTGATTATCTTGGAATTCAATATTACCAACTGTACCAGAATCTCTAGAGAATGGAACGTAGTAATTATAGTTAGGGTTCTTATACCAACCATTACCAGGGAAAAAACCACCACTTGTGAATGATTCATATCCTGTTCCATAGTTTGCTGAACCTGATGGTACACCTGGGTTCTCTGGCCCAGAACCATCAATACCAACCGCTACACTTCTATCGAATATATCCTGTTCAGATAATTCAATCTTATCCTCAGTGTATGGCAATATTAATTTCTTGAAGTAATCTGATTCGAAAAAGTTGGATGTGTAAGTATAACCAGCAAAATCAAATATCTCATCCATTATGGTTTTGATATACATCGCTGGAAACTGGTCCTTCAAATATATCTCCAAATCACTATTGGTTGAATCGAAGTTATTCATTATAAATGGATATACATATCCAGTTCCACCCTCAGCAAAACTAGTGAATTCATTATTCACATATATATTATAATCCCAACTACTAGCAATTGTACCCCTATTCCTTGTGTGGTTGTATTTATTTACACCAGTTAAATCCTTTAACTCATAATCATTAATCTCATTAAGGATTGTACGTAAATTACCGAATAAGGCTACCTCATAGATTATCTCACCTTGGGTATCTTTAACATTAAGTAATTGGAGATTACCCTCAAATACGGCATTATCTCCAACTCTAATAATTGCTGGCTTGGCTGATGTTGATGGATTGTAAGAAAGTGTTGATATGTTAACATCAAATATTTGTTTGAAATATTTATTGTTTGTAGGTGTACCTGGTAGCTCAATTGTTTTAGAGTAATTGGTTTTCCTCTTTGTGATATTAAATACTTCCTCGATTTGGTAGTTTAATGATATACCGAAATCATCATACGTATCTAACTTAATTCCCTCAACCTCTATAAAATATCTATTCATACTTATTTTTATTATTAAATATTGATTATAAGAAATTGTTTTTGAAAATAAAGAACCCTCACTTTCATGAGGGCTTTTTATTAGAATCTGTAATTGTTGCTAGAGTAAATCACATTGAACTGATATTGAATCATTTCATTATTACTACCCTTGATTAACTCAATCTTATTTTGCTCTATCTCACAAGCTATCAATGTGTCATCTGGTAACTGAACATATACCGATGGTGATTGGAATAAATCTCTAATCAAATCAACCTCGAATTGGTCCAACCATCCAGAGTTAAGTACCTTGGATTCTCTCGACCTCAAGTAATAGTTCTTCTGACCTCTACCATATGAATCATATCCAAAGGTATCATTACTCCAATTACCCTCATTCTTGTAGTAGCTCTTTCTATCTACCTCAATGTTATCTCTTGATTTCAATTTAAACGGCATAGAGAGCCAGCTACCCTTACTATCTTTCCACATTAAGTGTAATAGGTCATACGCTGAACAATCATCGTTTACTTCAAACCAATGTGGGTTAGTAAATAATGATGCTAACCTTTCTAATTCAACCTTATAATATTCAACTGTTCTAGTTACACCAGTTAACCAGTTACCACTTATTAATGTTGTATTTGTACAAGCTGTTATTTGATTAATACCGATTGGAAAATAGTAATCATCGTAATCTTCTGTGTTATCAATTCTAATTTGTGATATCACATTATCACTAGAATCGTAGAATGTAAACCTTGGTGATGATGTAAACCCACCCAAATCATCAGTATGTGCTAATAACCAACTCTTACTATCTTTTTCAATCCTATATCTTTCCGTATTTCCTAAAATGGTTGATATATTATTATTCTCTGGTGCCCTTACTCGTCCAACATATGGGTCAAAAGCATTCACTGAATAATCAATATTCTCTATCCCTGCGTTATATGCTTGGAAATCACCTACATCTAAAACATTTGGAAATGTTCTAACTCTTCTATCTCCATAGAATGTTAATCCTCCAACTGATGTATTTGTATCCGTTGGGATATCTGTCGTTATTACTACACCAGTCCCATATTGATATTCAATATCTGTTACAATACCTGTTGTATTATATTCAGATGCAACCAATCCATAGATAACACCATCATCTGCTGGTGTTGAAGTGGTGAATCCCTTATCGGTTACAACATAGTTATTACCTATATCTGATACAGTTGTTGGTCCATTGTAACTTGTTTCCTCTTCTTGACCAGTAACGGTAATAGCATCACCCAAACTAAATGGTGGTGTTGTTGAACCAGTAAATCCTAAACTACCAGATGTAAAATAGTTATCAAAGAAATCCCATTCAGCTAAATCCTGTTGAATTACTATCTCATCTCCAACTGAATAATCCACTTGGGTTGTTGCTGTTAAACCACTTGCTATAATTTTATAATAACTACCTGTTGTATCAGATGAATCGAATGCTAATTGATATTGGTATTCATCACCACAAACGAGTGAGAATGAAAACTCAGTACTAGCACCTGTGTATATATCATTCAAATCTTGTAAATCTTCTGTTACGAAATCCTTAATAGTATTGGATATATCTAATTTAGCTTCACCTTGAATATCTGGTGGCATAGTATATTTAATCACCTTACTCACTGATGCATTGTTTGTAATGCTGAAATCGAATATAGTATCGATAACGAATTTGAAATCAGATGTTATTTGTATGATATTATAGTAACCAGTTAATGTATCATTATTATTCGAATCATCGATTAATATAGTATCCCCAATCTTATAATTATGTTGGGTTGATGTAACACACTCAGTATATACTATACCTTGCTTATTATACCCAAATGTACCAGATACGGTTCTTGAATCCCAAGTGATATTAGTGATATACTTATATGCATTGAAATTGTTATAGTCTGGATTAGTTATCCTTAGTGGTATAGCTGAGTATCCAGCCATATAATCATGTGGTATTGTTGTTGCTGATATTGCCATTATTCTATCTGTTTTTCTATATCCTTAAATATCTTTTCCTCAATGTCGTTTGCAACGTTCTCTTCGAATTTGTTGAAACCATTGGAATTGAAGAAGCTATTCTCACTCTTATCTAATACGTTTGTTGGTTTGATTCCGAACTTATATATACTCTTTGCAATTGGGAATACAGCCTCTTGTGAGATACCTTGTAACCTAGCCCAATTGGATATAGCTCTGATTGGAGGGAAACTACCACGCTTCCTACCTTCATCAACGTAAGTTAAGTAATCCTCACTCTCAATTAAAATACTAACTTGTCCAGCTGTATCTTGAATACGTGAATCTAAGGACTGTATCAATCGGCCAGAGCTATCCTTATTTGCCTTCCTAAGCTCTTTAATTACCTGTTTGATATAATCCCTACCAAATACCCTTGATGTTTTCTCATTTACTATCTCATTAGCCATATAATTAAGGTGTTAAATATCTTATTATTACTACTCCAGAACCACCAGTTCCACCATCGTATTCTTTCTCATACACACCACCACCACCGCCACCAGTGTTAGCTGTACCATTACCACCATTTCCAACATATCCAGAGTTACGCCCAGCACCTCCTAATCCAGTACTGACACCACCAGTTGCTGCTCCAGCACCACCACCTCCACCAGCTAAGAATTCAGATGATGATGTTCTGAAATCAGTATAATATCCAGCACCACCATTACCACCATCATTAGCCTGACCATTGTTGCCATCTGATATAGCACCACCACCTCCACCAGCAGAAGCAGTACCACCACCTCCACCACCAGATGTAAAAACAGTATTCGTTGATGGACTACAAACTGAACATCCAGCAGTTGAACATCCACCGTCCACTTGTGATGAACCATCCTCAGCACCACCACCAGCAGAACCACCACCGCCACCAGATAAATGGTACTCATGTCCACCATAACCACCACCATCTGCAAACATACCTAAAAATATAGAATCAGTACCATTTTGATTAGGACCACCACCAGCTCCAACAGTAACTGGATATGTATCAGCTGTAAGTGTAACCGATGAACCTTCGTTAGTTATTAAACCACCAGCTCCACCTCCACCAGTAGAGAAATCAGATATGGACCCAGATTCTGGGTTACCACCTCCACCACCTCCACCAACAATGATGTATTCAATATTAAGTGATGAATCGTTTACTACGAAGTTACTAGAACTATTAAAGGTGTGTACTGTATAACTACCATTGGTTGTAACAATACCACCCTCAGCTGCCGATGATGATGCTACCAAATCAAAGTATTGGTTATCACTATCTGATGTGTTACCTATGGTTGTACCATTGACTATGAAATACTGATTTGCCATTATACTAATGCACTATTTAATTTGATAAATCCTGTACCACTTGGTGCTATCGTTACCTCGTCATATTGGGATATCGTATCTCCAAGTGTATATGCTGAACCATTAACCTCAGTTGTTAGTGTTAATGAATCTGGATTATCAATTGATGTTATTTTGAAATCCTCTGGTGCTACGTACGTGAATGTATCCGTTGTTTGAAAATTAACACCGATGTAATATTCTGAACGTGGTGGTAAATACTCCCATTCAAATTCTACCTCATTTGGAGTACCTGTTATCTCAATACTCTCACCGTTAATAATATTCTCATGTCCATTACCAAATGTTGAAATTTTAACATCCAAAGCTCTATCCCCTGTTGTGTTATTCTGTACCTTCAATACGTATTCACCATTTCCACTATCGTGTGTGAAATCACTGATGTCTAAATACTCACCACCTATCTTCTCTCTCATTTGAGATGATTGAGTGGATATGTTGGATGATGCATCCGTTGTCATTAAGATATGCTTCTCTTGCCTACTCCTTGTACCAAATGAAGTTGTATCATAAACAGCCTCTACTTTATAGAAACAAGTTGTATTACTAAGCTCTGGTATCCTAATCTCCAAGATATCATATGCTCCAATTAATGGACCATTAAATTGTTTTAATGAATATGTAGTGGTTGTATATGAACCATCATAGAATATAGTTTTATCTCCATTAATTTTGAAGATATCATCTGTACCATTACCACTGAATGTGATTGTATCACCAGTTCCAAGCGTTACATTCCTATCCTCAGTAATACTACCATCAGAATTGTATAGATTCGTTGATGTACCACCACTAGTTTGTCCACTAATGTACGTTATATCATCTTGTATTTCTTGAATCACTGTACATCCTGTTAAACTATCACAAGTTAAACCAGATATTGCAGCAATGTCAGCTGTATTTGTAGCTACATCTCCACTAATCGTACTGATATTGGATGTGTTTGTAACCACATCACCACTTAAACTTTGGAATGATGTACATCCACTAAGGGTATCACACGTAATATAGTCGGTTAATGCTGGCCCTAAATCAACTGAGTAAGCATTTGACCCATTGGTTCTATCAAACTCGATGATATCACCGTTTAAAGTGGCCCCTGTTGTGTAGTCATTACTATCTGTTGCTGCACTTAAGGTAGCTATGTTGGATGTATTGGTTGCTACATCACCACTGATTGTAGTAATATCACCCTCAACGTTACTTATATTGGTTTCAATGTTTTGGATTGTAGTACATCCACTTAAATCATCACATCCAAATGAACTTGTACCACCACTAGTTTGACCACTGATATATGTTATATCATTCTGAATGTTAGTTATATCTGATTGGATGTTCTGAACTATAGTACAACCGCTTAAATCATCACAAGTAATATAATTGGCCAGTGCTGGGCTTAAATCAACTGAGTAAGCATTGGGTATATCATTCCTATCGAAAGTGATTGTATTACTACTTAATGTAGCTCCTGTGGTGTAATAGTTATTACTACTTGAACCACTGATAGTTATAATATCATTTTCTATATTTTGTATTGTAGTACAACCGCTAAGGTCTGCACAAGTAAATGTACTACCACTTGTACCACCAGATAATGCATCAATCTCAGCTTGCATATTCTGAATGGTTGTACAACCGCTTAACGTATCACAAGTAAGATAATTGATTTGAGTTGGATGTTGAATCTTAACATCTCCAATCTCAGTAGCACAATTAAAGTACCTCAATTTCAAAGTGATTCTAAAGCCCCATCCGTTAACCTTATCATCTGTTTCATCGAATAGAGGGAATGCTGATACATCCTCTTGTAAACCGATACCATATTGGCTCCAGTAAGCTACTATCTCACTCATCAAATCTCGTCCAATCTGTTCGGTGTCAGATATTATTTCTTGACCATTGTTTGATGCTTCACCATTTACATCATTTAGGTTTTTTTGTTCATTGATTTTATCGAATACCAGTACTGTGAAATTCATTTCTGGTACTACTGCTTTATTCCCAAATGCATAGTTGGAATCTTGCTCATGTGTTAACCACATAGCTGGGTAATCAACTCTAACTGATGTACCTATTGATGATGTTGGACCATAGCCAAATGATTCAAGTTGTGGATGGTCATTAGCAAAATCTTTGAATAGGTCAATGATTTGGTTTAACGATATGATGAAATTATTACTCATAGTATTTTATTAATAAATATTATCTACTTACTTTTGTTTTTCCCTTATCTTCCTAACACGTTCCTTATCTTTGAAATATGCAAGCCAGTTCAAACAACTGATATAGTTCTTCTCATAGATATCATATTCACTTGCGTTTAATTCAACCATTAGAAAATGCACGAGGCTATGCCATTTAAATCGAGAATCCACCTCACTTGGACCATTTAGGTCATCAAACTTTGATGGCTTCTTCTCCTTCTTATTTTGTTTGGGGAATAAGCCATCGTATTGTTTTCTTATGAACTCACGATATTTGAAAAATTTATCATTAGGTCATAGACATCGACAACATTAATATTACCAAACATCTCAGCCCTATCCATAAACTCATTCTTGAAGTTCTCCAACTTACCATTCTCATCTTTCTTCCTCAAAAAGATACATAACATCTTATCCATTGCTGCTGATAATTCTTGGTTGGAATCATTCATAATTGTTTCAACTGATATCACCTCACCCATTGTTAGCTTGGAGTAATCCTTCTTCAACCAATATGTTTCACCATCGATTTCAATTGAATCCTTTGGCTCTGGTTTAATCTCAGTGTTGATGAACTTAATCTCTTCTGCTAAATTCATAAAATCATTAGGGTCCATTAACATTAGGTCATCATAATCAACACCTATTAATACACTTACTGATTTACCCATATACTCAATTGAGGTCATATTATCTGGGTTTAATTTACTTAATCCTTGTAATTGATTTACTGTGATGTCAGCCCATTCAGTTGGGACTGTGAAATCCTTCTCTACATCATCAATCATTAATTTTAATACTTTCATATTTTCCTTTTTTTTTATATATTAAACTTTATTATTTGTTTTTATCCAATATTGAATGTCCTCATATTGGTATTCTTAAATTCAAACTGCATCCTATATGCCATTGCATCAGAGAAATCGGGTGACCTTCCTAGCATCTTCTTAACATCACCCTTACTTATCATCTCCAACTTACCAACCGTTGTTGAAGGCTTGTATCTTACCACTTGCAATTCCTCAATTATTTCTTGCTTGTACTCATCTGTTAAAAACTTAACAGAATTATCCTTAACCTTCTCGACCAACTTATAGTACAGCTGAGTTTTAAGGTTCTTATAGTTCTCCCCTTTGTGTGCTCTAGCATTATTCACAATCGCCTTGGCATTCCGTAACTTCGTTGTTAGGAACTTACCTACCCCATCACTATCGTAAGCTATTTGATACTGTGGTATATTGTGCTTGCTTGCCATATCATTCAATGCCACCTCAATATCATCTGGGTTAATCATCATCTCAACCACAACGAAATCATACCATACCATAAGCACACACTTGTCACTTGTAAATGCTATATCGGCTGTAATGTATTTGGCCTTGGGTTGATTCTTCTCACTGTGTCTAATTGGATTATCCCATACGTTCAGTATCTCATCATATGTTAGCATATCATTAGGTGATGATTCGTACTCCCAATTACCATTCAGTAACCTCTCCCTTTCAATGAAGGGTAATCTCCTAAGATTGTCTAGGTATCCACTGCTTAGATATGGGTTATCTGTTGGAAGGGCTTGTATGAACTTCATATGCTCTTCAAGGTGACCATCAACATGTGGCTTATAGAACTCTCGGTACAACCAATTCTTGATAGGGTTACATGTACTAATACATATTGGTTTGATATTGAACTCATCATTCTTCCATCTACCTAATCTGGTTTTGAATATCTGATACCCTCTCTGGTCCACCTCACCAACTTCATCAACTACTCCGAATGTGAATAGATGTCCACCAAGCCTGGTATAATTAGGGTCAGATGGTTTGTATGTCAGTTCTACTAGGATGATTTCACTACCGTTATCGAACTTGATAGTACCAGCTGTTGAGTTATAGTTGAAGAGTTCTCCTACTCCCCAATCATTAGCTACCTCAAAGAATGATACGATGGTTGTTTTCTTCAAGGTAGTTAGTTCGTTACGTGCTAAACCTATTCTGATACCAGGCATCTCTAGGGCTTTGATTATAAGTAGAGCACATAGCATATAGGATTTACCACCACCAGCAGAACCACCATAGACTATTTCTGTGGTGACATTATCTTCGAATAGGTCGAATACCATATCCTGTTTTACATTAGGTTCAAATTGAATCTCCATTACTCTTCCTCTTCCTTAGTATCAGGCTTGATATAGTTGATGTTCACACCCTTATGTGTAATCTCTTGCTTGTCTGGTTCATTCCAACCGCTCATCTTATTCAATATCTCTATTGCTTTCAATGTATGGTGTGTGAACTGACCAGTTAATTTGTATTGATTGATGATTTCTGTAAGGTCTGATATAATATCTTCCCTTGTTTTAGAATGTTGTTCCTCAATCTTAGCTTGTAATTCCCCAATCCTTGCCGATATCTTGCTGTTATCAAGCAGTTCTTTAGCTCTACGGTGTATTGTGGTATCTTTAGATTTTGAAGCGTTATATGAGCTTCTATATGCCTCGCTTGCATTCCCAGTTGTCACGTAGATTTGACAGAACTTCTCTTGTTTAGGTGTTAATTTATTACTCATAGTGTTATTTTCTTTTAAATAAGAACCAATCACCGAACGTACCTTGACCATCGTGGTCCTTAAGTAGTGGGTTTGGTTTATTATATATCAATTCATAGTCATCAAATGCTGAATGGTCAGTGAATTTCCTAGCCCTAACATGTTCAGAATAATCATTCTTATCGAAGTTAGTACCATAGACTAATATATACTTGCTATTAAAGGCTGTTAGTTGCTTCATATAGGCATCATATACATCATCCTCTACTAAGTGGTATATCACATCTAATGATGTTACCAAATCGCTTATTAGGTTCTCTGGTATATTATTAGTTGTATAGAAATCGTATTGGGGTAATACTTCTTTACACTTATCAATGACTGTACTACTCACATCTATACCTGTTATTTGATTACATTTGATGGTTGATAATTGATTACCGTCACCACATCCAAACTCAATCATTGATTCTGCATCAATATCCTTGATTATTTCATTGATGGTTTCAGATTTATAATCTGCATACTTACCATAACTACCAGCTCCAGAGTTACCCCCCTTTGCATATCGGTTTTCCCAATAGTTGCTTGAATTAAATTGTTCCATATTTACTTGTTTTTGTATTCTACTTTACAGTCATTTGAACAATACTTCTTACGTTTATCCAAATGCTTTATATCCTTATTGCAGTTCTTACACGTTCTTGTGTTTTCTGATTGGGTGTTTTCTTCTGGGAATATCTCCGCTTTATTGCGTTCAAACCATTTAATCACCCTTTTGTGTGCAAATCTTATTTGAGCCTTGCAGTGACCACAGACGTGCATCTTATCATCAATATAGTTCTTGATGAAATATCTGATGTTTTTCAATTTATCACCACTTGCGTAGGTGTATTTTAGGACCTTGCTCAATAGTTCCTTTTCTTCATTTGTCATTTCCTTGATACTCTTCATATTTAGTGTTTACTAATAAATATATTTTTATCTATTTTGTTTTGATTTTAAGGTACTCCTTTATCTTGTTCTTAGTTCTCTTAACACTGACCCAAGCTAATACGTGGTCGATTCCATAGTCGGCTTCTATTTGCCTATATGATTTATCATTGACGAAATACTCTCTGAATATCTCACAATCGAACCAAGTGGTTTTAATGTTATCCAATGCATCCTCAATTTGGAGGTATTTATTCTCCATTTTTTTCTTATACTCTATATCACTATCTGGTATATCTTGGATGGTTGATGCTGGCATATGGTCTAAGATGGTTGTACGTTTATGTAATCCAGATGTGGAAGAGTGTACTTGGTTCTTTACCGCCATGATAAAATAGTACTTCCAATATCCTTTCTGGTATACTTCTTCTACTTTCTTAGCATTATTTAAAAATGATACTGATAGTTCTGATATCAGTTCTGGTTTAACATCTTCTTTAAGCCCTAATATATTATCCATTATTTGTTGGTAGATTGAGTTAGGTTCAAAGGTTAATTCTAGTATTTGGTTAATAGACATTTACATTATTCTTATGGGATTCTATATAAGTTCCTACCAAATCATCATATCTAAATTGTTTAATCTGATAGAATTTGGTCAGTAATCTATATAGTTTATTCTTTATTTCACCACAGTATTCATAATATTCATATTGTTCAAATTTGAACATAAAGTACGTATACTTACTGATTAGGTATAGGGTATTAAATTGTTTAATATTGGGTTCAAACCCTCTTATTCTTACCGTTTCTAATGAATCCAATATGAATTCTGATTTGATACTAGAGAATGTACCTTCCAAATCATTCTCATCAAACAGAAAAACAAAATCATAATCTTGTTCTTCCATAAATTCATTAAATTCTTCGTTATATTCTTCACTCATATGTTAAATTTTTTTCTTATTTTTAGTAATGCATATTCCCTATGGGTATAAACATTAGCCCTACTACATTTCATATCTTTTGCAATCTCAGTTTGGGACCTACCATTTAAATACACCTCTTCAATCACATATCTTTGCTTGGGCGATAGAACGCTCATATACTTATTCAATTCTTCTTTGGTATACTCTGCATCTATATCATGTTCGAACTGGTTTAAATAGGGTGTTAATTGCCCCATAAGCCAATTGGAGAATCCTTCATCGTCATCATTATCTTGATGTTTATCGATTTGGATAGCAATGTGTTTATGTTTTTGTCGGTTAATACTCTTCCATTTTGTTGCATTATGGGTATCAGCACATAATTTTACAAAGGTATCTGGTGATGTTCCTTTAGTTGGGTCATAATATTTATGGAATTTGATTAAAACTTCTTGTATATCATCCTCATCTAGTTGGAGATATGATTTATATCGTTCAATGAAATCCATTGCCTCTTGTAAATAATCTCTATTTTCCTTTGATTCTTCCAATTTATTCCCTTTTTTATATTATATATAGGATTTATCCTATCTTTATTCTTAATATTAACATATCTTTGTATTAATAAATATAAGCTAATATTGAAAAGTATAGGTTATAGTAAAAAAAATTATAATTATGGGTAGAATTTTAAGCACAAGTAAGAAAAAAAAGGTTGATAACTACAGAATCGAAAGGTACAAGGTTGATAAGTATGGTGATATTGCTAGCATCCAACTTGGGTGTTATTTAAATGGTTCTAATTACAACGACATAGGAGGGCCATTAAGAGCACTTCATGGTAGTTGGAATAGGAACATATCAAAACTAGGATTGGATGAGGATATGGGTATCCTATTCATTCCAGAGCTAAAGGAAACGATTGTATTGAATCATCATCAACGAGGATATTGTACATTCACCATCCAATTTAGGTTGGAAGGGTTAACACATCACTTGGATGAATTAATCTTTGAGGTGCTGGAGGATTGTTTAATTGATACGATTGCAGATACTAAGTTGATTATATTGGAGAAATGAGAAATGTCTAAGGGGGACGAGCGGAACGAGGGGGTTCATATCTTGGGAACTAAGTAAATGCGGCTACGCATAATTAAATACAGTTGGATGATACCTTCGACCTTATTCCAATATTCATTTTAAGCTTATTTAAGGACACTTCGTGTCATTGGGTAATGTTGGATACCAGATTATGATAAAGTAGTTCACAATGTAATATAAGCTACCTAGAATTGTATTGTAGACCTTCGGTCATTAGTTGGGAGTAGATTAATTACCTAAATTAATTAAAAAAAGTTTACCAATGATTGATTACCAATGATTGAATTAAAAAAAGTTTACCAATGATTGATTACCTGTGAAGGAAGGTTATAAAGGAATGTTATAAAGGAAGGTTATAAAGGAAGGTTATAGAGGAAGGTTATGGGGGAGTGTTATGGGGGAGTGTTATGATGAGGTACTCAAATAGGTACCAGTAGGTACTCAAATAGGTACCACTAGGTACTCAAATAGGTACCCCAACCAGTAGAAAAAAAAA